GTGTTCGCGGCAAGGCTGGCGGCGTTCATTACGATGCGGCCGCTCGCCTTGTTCAGCGTCACGGCGGTGCTCTTGCTCGTAAGCTGCGTGACCGTGCCGCCGGCGCCCTGCCCATACCCGAACTTACCTTCCTTGAACTCGACTGTGCCGTTGAAGTTATAGCGCATCACCGTGCTCTGAAGCGAGCCGTCACTACGTTGGACCCACTGCAAATCCATGAACGCACTGGTCCCACTGGAGCTATTCACGGCAAGCGCAACGCCATAGGTAGAACGCTGGCTGATCAGAACTCGTCCAGCGTTAAGAACGCTGGCTGATCAGAACTCGTCCAGCGTTAGTTACCGTGGATGATGTAGATAGCTCCGTGGAGTAATCAGCGACAGAGGATTTGTCCGTACCGAGGACTTCGAAGCGTGCTACCGACGGGGTGACGCCGACGCCGACCCTTCCGCTTGTGTCGAACGTCATGCGCACCGCGCCGCCAGCGTTGACTTGGATAGGCAGGTAGCTACCCGTGCCTGTCTTGTCGGAATTCAGGCGAACTGCCACGGTATCGACCAAGGTGATACCGCCCCAGCTGGTGTTGTCCGGGTCCTCATCAGCAAAGGCCATCAGCCCGGTCACCGTGCCGGTGCCGTTCGGCACGACGCCTAGAAGGCTGTTGCCATTCAGTGTTTTATCCCGGAACAACGTGCGGTCCGCAACCAGTGCCGAGCTGAAGTCCCCTTCGATAAACTGCCCGGCGCCACTGAGCTGAATGTTCCCGCTCGTGAAGTTCAGCGTGCCGGCCATGGTGTCGCCGGACTTCTGCACGGTGTTCGCGATCGACAGGGACGAGAACGCCACGATGGTCACGATGTCATCTGCGGCCGCGGCCTCCGCCAGGATGACGTCCGACCCGTCGTCAGCCGTCACATCGACCCCTACGTCGAGCGCCACGCCGTTCAGGAACACGACGATGAAGCCGACGTCGTAGCCCCCGGTGACGGAGAACGTGGTCTGATCGGCCACCGCGGTGAAGCTCTCCTGCTTCATCGTCGTGCCGGTCGTGAGCCCGACCCACGCGGCGCCTGTATATACGCGCATCAGCAAGGTGGAGGTGTTGAAGTACAAGGCCCCCGCCTGGAGAGCGTCCCCGTCATTGTCGAGCGTGGGGTCTGAAGCCTTGGCGCCGAGGAAGATGTCGTCGAAGGTGTCGAGACTGGCGGCGGCTGCGGCAGCGTCAGCTGCGGCGCTCGCTGCATCCAGGCCGGTCTGCACCCGGTCCGCGGCGGTAGCGGCAGCGTCGTCACCGGTAGCCACGACATCCAGGCCGGTCTGCACCCGGTCCGCGGCGGTAGCGGCTGCATCGTCACCGGTAGCCACGGCATCCAGGCCGGTCTGCACCCGGTCCGCGGCGGTAGCCGTTGCATCCAGGCCGGTCTGCACCCGGTCCGCGGCGGTAGCGGCAGCGTCGTCAGCGGCAGACGCTTCGCTCGCGGCGGCGGCGTTCTCGCTGACCAAGGCGGCGGCGGCGCTCGCGGCGGCGGCCGCTGCGTCGGCGGCGGAGGCGTTCTCCGCCACGACGACCCGGGCCTCAACTAGGTCGAAGCCGGCCTCGACTGCGTCAAACTTGGCATCGACGTCCGGCCCTCGAGCCAGCTCCCCATCGATGAACCGTGACCCCTCATCGCTGTTGTCATAAAAGTTATTTGCCACGGGAGATTCTCCTGGGTTTGAAGACCATCGTGTATCCCTCCAGGGTAGGAGGCTCCTCCGTGGTCCGTGTGATCTGGATCGTCAGCGAGACGGTCCTGGCATGGGCCTCGACGGAGATCGGCTCGTCGATGCTGAGAGGCCCGGACCAGACGAACTCACCCCAGTTCTCCGCCCCCCAGAGGGCGCCGCCTGCCGCCAGATCCCGGATTGCGGCGCGGTGCCGGGCGATATCCGTGCTGCCACCGTCAAACTGAGGCAGCACCGTGACGGTCAGCATATCACTCGGGTCGGCATGGAGGAATGCCCGGAAGAAGCGCTTCTTGACCATGCGTCCGCGGAACGAAGCAAACGCCGTTGTCATCGTCGAGGTGATCATCTCCCCGTCGAAGCTGTTGCCGTCATCGAGGTGATACACCTTGCCGTCGTCGCTCCCCAGGAGCTGGATCTCGACCGAGCCCTCCACAAGGCCGGAGTAGCCGCAGGCGATGTTGATCGGGAACTCGGTGATCGTGGCACCATACATCGTGTCACCCACGACCGTGACTCGGACCCCGTGACCGTCCGCTGAGAAGGTGCGGAACTGGTTCGCTTTGCGGGCGGCCAGGGTCACGACCGGCGTGAAGATCTCGTTACCCCCCTCATCCGTAAAGAGCGGCTCGATGAAGCGGCCCCAGTCGGAAGGGCTGAAGTTGCCGAACTCCTGCACCGCGGTCAGGTTCATCGGGCCGTGGTCACCCACCATCATCGGCCGCACCAATTCGACCATCGAGTACGCCTTGATGCCGAACTCGTCGATCAGGGTCTTGAGGTCGAAGTCGGTGTCGTCGGTGCCGTACAGCACCTTGAGGGATTTCTGGCACCCGACGATGAGCGCGCCGGCGTAAGTCGCCAGCCCCGTGATCGTGCCGGAGACGCCGATCTCGACCGCGCCGTTGGCGCCGGCCCAATCGGTGTAGTCGCCCACCACGGACCCCTGTAGCGAGCCCACCTCGAAGCCGAGCCAGAGCCGCTCGCCATGGACCTTGAGCCACTTCGCGCCGGCCTGGGCGCCGGAGATCTCCGTCGCGCTCGTGCCGTCATAGACCCAGGGCTTGGCCGCTGCGTTGTCACACTGCATGAAGAGCCGGCGCCCGCTGGCCACGGCCTGGAAGTTGCCGACGTCGAACTCGTAGCGGCCGACCGGCATGTTGATCGTGACCTGGGTCCAGACGCCGGCCACGGTCTTCCACAGGGTCGCCGAGGCGCCGCCAACGATCGCCCGGATCGCAAGGGTCTCTCCCTCGTTCAGGACCGCCGTGCCGAGAATGGCGCCTTCCCCTGGCACGGAGCCGTCGCCCTCCATGGTGTAGCCACGGATCGCGCGGTAGCCCCCCTCGACGAGGGCCTCCCAGTTGTTGGCGAACAAAAGACGCCCTGGATCGACTGTGATCGAGGGCGTGACGAGATCAAGGCCTCCCGCGAACAGGACGGAGGCCGGTTGTTTTTGCATCAGACCACCTCGACTCGGAGGTCCCCGTACTCCTGGCCCATGCCGACTGCGGCGTCCTCGATCGGCAGCTGGTCACCCTCGAGCAGCTTCATCCACTCTGCCAGCTCCTCGCGAGTGGTCTTGCCCCGCTCGCCCTCTTCCTCGTAGTCGGAATAGAGCATGAGCGCCTTCAGGACGATCGCGCGGTGGTAGTCCTCAGGCACCGGGGAAACGTCGGTGTTGTCGGCCAGATCGGTGCCGTTGATCCAACCCTCAAGGGTCAGGGTCGAGTCGGACGCCGGGGTCGGCCAGACGTGGAGCCGCCCGTTCGGGGCGATCGAAACGACCGCGATGTCACCCGGGTCAGCATCGGAGTCGAGGGCCCGGAAGTCCTTCCACTCCATGTAGGTCATCGTGTCAGGGAGCGAGGTGCGATCCAGGCGCGCGATGCCGTTCGGCAGATCATAGGACGCCGACGGCGCCACGATCGGGATGCCGCCCTGGGCCCACAGGAACTTCCAGTTCTGCCAGCGCTTGCGGACCCACCGCTCGGCCTTGATGACCGAATTGACGATCCGCTTGTACTCGCCCGTCTGCGCAGACACGGACGCGGGCCCGGTACCCGCGGCACCGGCCTCCTCGCGAACGGTCTGGCAGAGGGTGAGAAACGAGGGCATCAGAAGTCCTCGCCACCTTCACCGGCGCCTTCGCCGGCACCGTCGTTGGCTTCTTTGGCAGCCTGGGTCTCGGCATCCTTGGCCTTTTGGGCCTTGGCGGCAGCGGCCTTGGCAGTCTTGGCAGCAGCAGCGTCGGCGGCCTTTTGGGCCTTGGCGGCAGCGTCGGTGGCCGGATCGACCTTGGGAGCCGGGGCCTCGGCCTTGGGCACGTTCTGGCCAGGGCACAGGTTGCCATCGACACCGAAGAATCGGCCGCCCTGCTCGAAGCGAGCATTCGGGAACGGGTCGTGCGTTCCGCAGATCGTGCCGAACGGTTTGGATCGATCGAGCTTCATCAGAGATATACCTCCAGGGTATCGACGGTGTAGGGGCCCATGGCGTCACCCGCCTTGCCCTTGGAGCAGTACCCCATCTTGAGATCGGAGGCCGAAGCATCGCCGAGCGAGCCGGCCATGTTCTCTTCGGTCATGTGGTGCGAGACCTCCTTGGCCTTGGACGGCAGGTCCATGCCCGGGGGCTTGCAGCAATACTTGTCCATGCTGTTCTCCTCAAGGGTCCGGCCGACTCGCGCCGGCCGGGGCCCAGGTTAGTACCAGCTGATGAGCAGGGTCGTGTCCGCGATACCGGTCGGGGTGCCACCGGACGGAGCGATCAGGCTGATGCGCGCCTCGGTGTCGGCCGGCAGATCGTCGAGCACGTCGAAGTCACCGTCCGGGCCCGTATGGACCTTGGTGACGCCGGCACCGGCGGCCAGCTCCCCGACGTTGTAGTCGAGGTAGGCATCGGTGTCGGCCGCGGTACCGACCAGCACGTGGGCCGGAGTGCTGACTGCGTTGAAGGTCTCGGTCGCAGCCATCGACAGGCCGAGGATCCGACCGCGCAGGCCCGGAGGGCCTTGGATGTCGCGGGTCGCACTGCCGGCGCCGAAGTCCTGCGCTGCAAACACGTACGGGACGATGAGCCCGTTGTCGTAACCACCATTCATTTCGCTTCTCCTTGATTCAGTTCCGTTGCTTGACCCGACACACCGTCGGCTGAGACACCCCGTAGCGTACTGCCACTTCGGCCTGCGTGCCTACTGCGTCGCGAATCGCTGCTTCCTCTTTCGAGGTGAGATTCGGGTGCCTCTTCACCCCCTCCGTGGTCAATTCAGGAGATACGTGCGCCCACCGCTCGCCCCGTGCGATCCGAGAGATCGTCATCGGCGACACGCTGTACATCTTCGCCAGTTCAAGCTGCGTGAATTCAGACCCTGCAAGCAGGGTCTTGATCCTCTCAACCTGCTCCGTCTTCAGCTTCGCTTCAACGTTTCGCTCGCCGTAGAGATGGCGCCCCTTCCGCTTCATGTCCTGCATGTTGTCCCGACTTGACCCGAGGAACAGATGTTCCGGATTGACGCATGTCGGGTTGTCGCACTTATGCAGGACCCTCATTTTCTGGGGCACTTCGCCGCGGTGGAGCATCCACGCCAAACGATGTGCATACACCTGTTTCCGAGCACCCGGGATCTTGATCTGGCCGTAGCCTGACGGGAGCTTTGCCCCTGTCCAGATCCAGCACCCGGATGTCTCGTTGATCACGTACTTCTCTTCGAAGCGGGGTTTCAAGGTTTCGAGGTCCATGTACCGACTCCTGTTGAATGGAGCCGGTACTATAACCTACAAGACCTTGTTACGCCGCCGAATCCCACTTGATGATGCGGTTCTGGACGGCGTCGGTCTCGTTATGCACAATCCCGAATCCTCCAAGATAATACCACGCAATGCCCCGCGAACGGCCGTAGTCGGTCGGGATCTTGCCGCGGATCTCCTCGGGCACCGCGATGGCCTCGGCCACCGTGTCGTCACCGAAGAAGAACGCGCCGTCCGACTTGGCGTTGGTCCAGCCCTCGCTGGCGATGTTGGTCTGCTCGACGAAGCGGGTGCTTTCGTAGCGGCCGATCTCGCCGTTGAGGATCATGCGGAAGCCTTCATCGACGTACTTATGCACGTCTTCCAGCTCGTTCTTCAGGGTACGGAAGGTGCGCGGCCGGCCCAGGAAGATGTAGTCGCCGCCGTTGTAGGCGGGGATGTTCCGTTCCTTGGCCTCATCCACGATCGCCTTCACGTGCGCCGTATTCAAGGCGATGTTGTTGGTGATCGTGGGGCCGCCGACCTCGACGGTCACCGCGGTGGCGGAGTTGCCGCCGGTCGGGGTCACGGTCAGATTGGTCGCGTTGAACTGGTTGTACGCGGCTTTGTCCAGAACCTTGGTCGTGTCGAAGCGAATGACCTTGTTGATCACTTCCTTCACCGAGTGCTCGGACAGGTTGTCCAGCTTCTCGGAGAACGGCACGCTGTTGCCATACTCGGTGATGGTCAGCGAACCCTGGGTGATCTGGAAGTTCGTCTTCGGCATCTCCTCGGTTTCAGAGAGCTGCCGGCCTTCCGTCTCGACGTCCTTGTAGACGTTCCAGTGGAAGATCTCGCCTTTCTTCTTGCCCTGCATCGCCGCGTCCTTGACGTCGGCGAACTGGCGGAATTGGACCATCGGCTGCACGGCATAGCGCAGCACGTTGGACAGGTTGAGCGAGTACATGAACCCGCCCAGTGCATCTACAGACCAGAGTTGCATCGCAACCTCCTATTGATGAAATGACAGACGATTAAACCATCTGCCCACGCGCCCGCTTGATGTCTGCGATGACGGAGGAATGCGTGACGGGGGGTTGCTGAGGCTTGGGCGCGCGACTGGTCCCGGCCGGGGAGGAGGCGGTCTGCCGCTTCCGTTCGACACGGGTCTGCTCGGGTGCCTGGGCCTGCTCCTTCGGGACGAAGCCCATGACCTTGGCGCGCTGCTCCATCCAAGACCGGGCGTGGTCGCCTGCCTTCTTGAAATGGTCATCGAAGCTGAGGTCGGGTTCTTCCCGCAGGAGCCGCTCGGACTCCTGATCGGCGATCTGGGTGAGGACAGGGTCGGCCAGGACGTCGCTGTAGGCCGAGGTGAATCGGGCCTTGGACGCCTTGAAGTCGATCAGTCGTTCAACCTGATCAGCGATCTGAGCCGGATCGATCTGCGCCTGGACCGGCGTACCGGCTTGCAGGTCAGCAGTGATCTGCTCCGTCAGTGCTTCGCGGTACTTTGAGATCGCCCCTTCGACGGAAGACTCGTCGCCGGAGTAGATGCTCGCCACGAAGGCTTTCTCCGCGTCGCCCAGCTTGGCAACGTCCTTCTTGGATGGTTGCGTGCTTTGCGACGACCGCCGTTCTCGTTCCGCCACGGCTTGCTCCCGGGCGGCGATCTGGCGCTCGCGTTCTGCGGCACGCTTCAGCTTCTCGTTGCCGGCGACATCCTTCTGGTAGTGGGTCGCTGCCTCAGAGATAGGAACCAGCTGTTCCGTCCCATTGACCTTGACCTTCATCCGCCAGATGCCGTCGTCACCTCGAACTGGGGCATGCGGGTCCGTTGATACCACAGGCGCTTCGGCCTGGGGAACATTTTCGTTCTGGATCCCGTCGTTGTTCGGCTTGACGGCCTGCTCGTCATCAGGATCCGGGAGCGGGTTGGCCTGGGCGTCGGCGGCGAGCGCGTCCTCCAGGCTCCCGATGTAGGCGGTCCGGCTCTGCTCGTCGTCCTCGCGGTCGTCCTCGCGCTCGGCCTCGATCCGCTTGCCCATCTCGGCCATGGCGGCGAGGCGGGGGTTCAGCGGTGGCGTCGCGGGCGTCTCGACCGCGGCGGCGATCGGAGTCTTATCGGTGGCGGGCGTCGCGCCCTCCGCGCCCGCTTTCGGGGTGGCGTCTTTCTTGGTCATGGTCAGGCCTCTGTCTCAATGTTTCGGAGCTGTCGTTCCGCCTCTTCCCCGTCCTGGACGAGTTCGAGGATCCACTGCGGAAAGCTCCGGGCCCGCAGCAGATCGGATTGGGTTTGCCGAATGGCATTGACGTTGGACGGGTCGAGCGTGGCGAGCTTCTCGATGGCTTGGCGCTCCTCCAGCTTGGCCCGGCCGATGACGTAGCGGCCCAGGCTGGACCGGGCGAACTGCTCCGCCTCGACGCCCATCTGGACCATGGCGAAGGCCTCGACCTCCTGGGGGCCGAGGCTGTTCAGGTACTCCTCGAATTCCATTTAGATACCCTCCCGGCCCGTGGTGGCCTTGAACTTCAGCTCCATCATCTTGCTCCGCTCCTGGATCGCCGCGATCTGGCGCTTCGTTGCGATCTCGGCCTCCTTCAGGCGCTGCTCGTTCTGGGCCAGCTCGCGGTCGAAAGAGGTGCTGTCGAAGTTGGCCCGGACCTGCTCGAGCGCGATGTTCTCGCGGCTCGCGATCTGGGCAATCATCACGTCGCGCCGGCCCACGATCTCGGCCTGCTTGAGCGAGGCCTGAACCTGCCGATCCTCCTGCTCCGCCTGGAGCCGCTGGATCTCGAGCTGCGAGTCGAACTGGAATCGCTCCATCTCCAGTTCGAGCTTGCCCTGGGCCACCTGGGCCATGGCCATGCGCGCCGGATCGACCGGTGGCTGCGGCGGCTGGATCTGATCCTTCGGGATGATGAAGCGACCGCCGTCCTTGTAGCCGAGGATGCCCCAGACCTCCTTGCCGACCTCCTCGCCGTTGAGCTGGGGCCCGAGCAGCGGCGCCGTCGCCTGGACACCCTGGAGCAGCTTCTGCATCCGCTGCATCGGGTTGGTCGCCCCCAGGCCCACCGAGACCGTGGTCGTCAGCTCCTGCTCGAGCAGGATCGACATGAGCGTCGGGTCGCGCAGCTCCTGGATCAGCTCGATCGCGTCGGCCGCCAGTTTGAGCACCACCTCGTCCGTCTCGTACAGCGCCTCGAGCAGGCGCAGCTGCGTGATGACCGGCTCCACGAAGGTCTCGTTGAAGACCCGCAGCTCATACTCCTTGATCTCGTTCGTGCCGTTCGAGATCAGCTCCATGCCGCCGACCGTCTCGTTCAGCGCCCGCGCGCCCTGGACCGTGGAGCTGGAGAAGCCGCCCGACACGTCGTCGAAAGCCATCTGCAGCCGGTCCTGCTCGGCGTAGGACGAGCTGGTCACGTCGGGCATCTGGTCGGTATCGACGGCCCGCAGGTCGTCCATCAGGATGATGCCGCCAGGGGTCGATCGGGACAGGGCCCGCATATCGACGTTCTTGCCGCGCAGCACCTTGTAGCGCCGGTTGAGGACGAGCGCCACGTTGTCGCGCCGCTGGTTGACCGAATCGTTCAGCGCCGCCTGGACGTCCTGGCCGAGCTGGATCGGGGCCGACGGGTGGTTGCGGTGCGCCTCGAGGTTGGCATAGCCCATCACGAAGGGTCGCAGCCCGTGGTGCCAGACCTCCTCGAGCGGCACCGGGTCGGTCAGCAGATCGACCGTGTCCAGGGTCCAGAAGACGAAGTCCTGGCCCATCTCGCGGACCACGTTGAGGTGGATCCAGACGGTCGAGAAGGCCGAGATCGCCGACGGATCGTGACGCCCGGTGGCCTGCTGCTCGCGGGCCAGGGCCGTGGAGTCCTCGTTGTTCTGGATCCCGCGCATCAGCGCGCCGTCGTCCAGCGTCTTCCACTGGGGCCCGGAGCCGCTGCCCGCCATCTTGGCCTTCACGTCGCCGATCGTCATCGGGTAGCGATAGATCAAATACGGCGAGTCATTGACCGGGTCGAGCCAGTTGGCATTGGGGTGAAAGCGGAAGTTCTCGACCGGGATCAGCTCGACCCAGGGCCGGTCCCGCTTCACCTTGCCGCCCACCTCGAGGAAGTCCCAATACATGTGCGCGATCGCCACGCCCGTGACCTGGGCCTCCTGGAACGCCCCGAGCACGATCAGGAACCACGGGATCGTCTTGGTCAGCCGGAAGTCGAGAAGCGCCTTGTGCATGTTGGCCGCGACGAGCTGCAGCGGATCCCGCGCGTCGTTGGCCTCCACGTTGAGCACGTCGCCGGTCGAGAAGTAGGCCTGCCCGCAGCTCGCCTCCTTGGACCGGATGTTGGACCGGGTCTTGGGCATGAAGAGCCGAGAGCGCCCTTTGTAGGCGTCGCTCTTGTACTTCGAGCCGCTGGCGTGCCGGCTGTGAAAGTTGTCGATGTTGCGCTCGATCTGCCGACGCTTGTTCGCATCGAACCACGTTGTCGATTCGATGTATGCGTTCCGGGCATAGTCGAGCCAGCGCAGCCCCTCGGGCGACTCCTCTTCCCGCAGCTCCGCTTCGGGGGTCTCGTCGGGGCTCTGGTCCTCCATTTCAGCTTCGATCACAGGCCAAGTCCCCTTTGAAGTTGCGCTCCATGCTGAGCACGTTGTCGATGTTGAGCTGCCCGCGCGACACCCTGAACCGCTCGAGGATCTCCCCGCCGGCCAGGATGACCTTGCGCTTCCAGTCGCTGCCCAGGCGCAGGACGTGGAGCGTGTAGCCCATGGTCCCCGAGACCGAGAGGTCCCGGATGTCGATGATCCCCTTGGTCACATTGACGCCCCAGGCGTGGCCCGGGTACTCCTTGTGAAGGGTCTCGGCGATGTCCTTGGCCAGGGCCAGTTCGAGCGCCGCGCGCTGCCCGGCCACGTTGGCGTCCGGGATGATTCCATGCACCACCATCTTGCTCATGGCGACTCCTTGAACTGGCGCCCGTTGCTGAACTCGTACTCGACCTCGCGGGGCGCCGGACCGGTGGTGAGGAAGACCTGGGACTCGATCGTCGAGCTGCGGAAGCGGACGTTGTGTCCTGAGACGGTCGGGGCGGCCGGCGTGGAGGCGCCGGTGTTCTTGACGTAGCCGGGCTTGACGTAGCCCGGGGCGACATATCCGTGGCTCATGGCGTGTAGAAGTCCGGGATGCGGTTGAGGGTGCCGACATGGTTGCTCTGGTAGTGCAGATCGATCGCGAAGATGAACGGCTCGGCCGTGCCGCCTGTGATCGTCGGGATCGTGGTCGCGTCGAAATGCATCAGGACGATGCCGTCCGGCTCGATGAGCGCCGTGTCCAGCAGGGTCGCGGATCCGCCGTCCGTGCTGAGCTGCACCTCGTCGGTCCGGTGCCGGTATTGCGGGGTGTTCGTGATGTTGAGAGAGGGCACCGTGATGGTGACGTTCTTCTCGCTCGCGAAGTTGGCCTGGGCGTGCCCCTTGGCGTATGAGCTGTAGAGGTTGAGGACGAAGGAGCCGCTGATGTTGGTGCCGTTGTGGCCCCAATGGACGTGGACGAAGAGGTCCGTGCCGGGCGCCCAGTCGTGCGGGATGTGGAAGACGATGTCGCCGTCGTCGCCCGCGGTGTAGTGGTACCACCGGGTCTGCGTCCGCCACGTGCCGAGGGTCGGCGCGCCCACGCCCGAGGTCTTCGGAATGATGTCGCCGATCAGGTCCTTCCATGGCAGCGAGTCGTCGGCCACGTACATGTTGCCGGTCATGACGAGGTCGGCCACGGACAGAGCGCCGCCAGGATCGATCTCGTCGGCGGTGTGCGTGTGCCCATCCTGGCTCGATCCCTCGGCCGTGGCCTGGGCCACTACGACGGCGGCCTCGGCGTCGGTGAGCCGAGTGTCCAGGCCCTCGAACACGTCGTCCAGCTCGTCCAGCTCCAGCTCGCTGCCTTTGTCCTCGTATGGTCTCATCGTGGTCCCCCGGAAGTTGCGGCCCCTCTTAACACGCCCGGCCGATCCTGGGCGGCATCTCGGACATATCGATGAACTCGACCCCCTTGCCCGTGAATGCGTCGAGTCGTGAGGCGATCGCCACGGCCTCGATGGCGTTGCGCCCGGCTTCCATGGCGCCCAGGGCGAAGTCGCCCCCGCTGCCCGTGGCGAAGCCCGGGCCCAGGACCTGGACGGGCCAGGGGTTGCCGTAGCGGACCCACAGCTCGCCATGGGCATTGACCTCCAGGAGCACGCCCACGTCGGACTCGTTCTCAGGCGTGGCCTCTGGAAACTCGAGACACTCGCCCCGCGTCCAGGCCATGATCTGGCCGAAGTATTGGTCGGATCCACAGTGCGCCCAGGCCGATCCGTTCTCGGTGATCCACAGCTTGCGGCACTCGCTGATCATGCTGCCCGTGGTGGCTTGGCGGTCGGCGGCCAGAACGGTGCCGTCCCATGCGATCGTGGTCATTCAGTAGTTCTCCAGGTGCTCGGTCTCGGGTTGATACGTCTCGTGCTGGGCGCCAGGGCTGGCGAAGGTGTTGGCCAGGGCGTCGGCCTCATCGGGGGACCGCAGGCCCCGCTTCTTCATGTCCTCCTTCTTCTCGAGCTGCATCCGGCCGTTCGAGTCGAACGAATGCCAGGGCGAGCAGATGTCGGCCTGGAGGGTGTCCGAGTCGGGGATCTGGACGGGCATGGCCGGGTCGGTGAACCAAGCCTTCATCTCGCCCCACATCTCGGCCCGCTTGTTGAGGTAGCGCTCATAGTCCATGGGTTTCTCGCCCCCGTTGACCGCCACGATCCGGTCGCCATAGCCCAGCTCGCGGAGCCGATCGACTACGCCCGCGCCCAGGCCCACCACGTCGATGAAGACCCGGTCCGGCCGCTGCTCACGGAGCGCCACCACGATGATCCCGACGATCTGCATCGTGTCGAGCTTGCTGAACGAGACGAGGCCCCAGGCCTTGCGACCCTGGCGGAAGATGATCGAGGTCCGATCGTCCCCGAAGCGCGCCGGATCGACGCCCATCAGGAGAGCGCCGGATCCTTGGACCGGGTTGAGCGGCTTGCGCGCCAGGAGCACAGGGCCCGGGTGGATCAAGGCCAGCTCGCCGCCCGAGGTCTGGAACGCCTCGGTCGCGGTCATCGGATACTCTTGCCTGAAGTTGGCGAGCCCGTCCTGGCCGTTGGCGCTGAGCTGGGTGATCCGCAGGCGCCGCCAATAGATCTGCTCGGCGGTCAGGCCCCACATGCGGATCAGCTCGGCCTCCTCCGCGTCGATGACGAAGCCCGGCTCCACAGGCCGGGAGTACTCGCGCTGCCAGAACCAGGGCACGAAGATCGCCTGGAAGTCGGACCCGCCCACCTCGGCGAGCTGCCACTGCTCGTGGTAGTAGCCGCCCACGCCATTGGCCGTGGATTCGAGGATGACCTCGGTCCCTGGCTCCTCCGGGACAGCCTGCAGCACGCCCTTGGCGTGCTCGGCGGCGTGGGGCCAGAACGCGACCTCCGAGCCGTGGAACAGCTGGATCGTTGAGGATCGGCCGGCCCCCTTGTTGCCTGCGGTCCCGACCTTGTAGCCGGCGTCCCCCAGGCCAGGGAACGACAGCTCACGGGTCGAATCGCTGCCGACCCGGGGCCTCATGATGTCCGGGGCCAGCTCGTGGTATCGCTTCGCCATGCCGAACAGGTTGTCGGTCGCCTCGGCCTCGTGGGTCAGGATGTAGGCGCGATAGCCGAATTCATGGGTCACGCGCCAGTAGTAGCGGCCCGCCACGTAGGTTGAGGCCCCCTGCTGCCGCCCTTTGAGCAGCATCGCCCGGACCCAGCCATGCTCGGCCCGCTGAGTCTCGACCCGCTGGTGGATATGGAGCTGGGCCCGGTTGAGGCCGAAGGGCAGGATCTTGCCGTTCTTGGCCTTGATCCGGAGCACCCTGGGGGCGTAGTACAGGAAGTCCCGGCGGCACTGGGCCCGGAACGAGATCTCAGCGTCGCTCATTTGCTGGGCCATGGTGCCTCTCAAATGTCATCGTAGGGGAACGGCTTGCCGTAGGTCTTTTCCCACTTGGCCCGCTCGTCTCGGGGGTGATATCGCTTGCCGGCCTGGATCTCGGCCACGAACTGCTTGAGCCCCTCAGGCCGGACCCTGGGCTCCGCCCGCTCGGGCCGCCGGCACGTGCAGCAGGGGCCCGGCATGGTCGATGACCAGCGCTGCGTGCCACAGACGGCGCACTCCCAGAGCCGGCCCCGCTTGGTCGGCGGGTACGGGATCCGGCGCCATTCACTGTCCATGCTCCGGCACCTCGGCGTCGATGATCTGTTTCAGCGCCTCCTCGTGGGTCACCCGGATCGAGACGTCGGCCGACACCCGGTCGCCGAAGGTCCCTGGGTTGAGGCGGGAGGCGGTCCATTGGAGCGCTTTGATCAGGGTCTCGGCGGCCCGGATCTGTTCGTTGGAGGCGATGACAAGGACATCCTGCTCGACCATCACCGGCCGGTCCCCGTCATACACGACCCGGTCCTTCGAATCGAGCTGGGCGACGGTCCGCTTCTCCGTGTGGGGCTGCAGGGCGTTGGCGATGTCGATGATCCGGTCGGCGGCGCTCCATGCCCTCTGGGCCTGCGCCTCCTGCCACATCTCGGCCCGGACCGGATCCCGTATGAGGGCGGCCCGCAGGCGCCACTCCTCGATCACATAGTCCTCGGCGATCTGCCGGATCGATTCACCCTTAATGTAGCGCTCCAGTACATCGACCCAGTCTAGATGGTCCGCCCAGGCCTGCGACTCCAGCATCGCCTTATACGACGCCGCCGCCTGCCCCAATTGAGCCGCCGTGAATTGAATTGGACCCACGATCCCACCTCATCCATGCCTCCAGATGGGTCCAATTGTGACGCCTTCCGACCGCGCCTGTGAATCCGGGCACACCGTACCCCAACACCCTCTCAGGATCGAAATGCCCCCATTCCATGTTTGCCCTCGTCATAAAGGGAGCCATTACCCTGCTAGGACCCTACCCCCCGATACTCAGTTAGCATTACATCGAAAAATCAAGGGAACCTTTTAGCGTATAGTGGTATGAACCGTGTATTAGCACCCCTGATGAACGGTTAATAACACCTATCGCTTAGAAGTTGTCTATGATTCTTCTTGTAATGCTAACTAGATATTCCCTAGGGAGAGTAGTCAAATAAAGTTTCGAACACTTCGATTCGGACTTTCCAACGGTGCAACAAATCAAACGTCGAAGAGTTCAACGGCCGCTCCCCGTCCGTTGGACTTGTGCGTGTTCAAATCTTCACACCGTTGGAAACTGATATAGCAAGTCTTGACAAACCTATGTATATTTCCGAGGTGTTCAAACCACGGAGTT